GTGGGTGTATTTCGTATGGACGGACCTGGGAATCAAGTTCCATTGGAGGTTGATCAGCGGCAGCTCCACCGAATTGCGATCGGGAGGTGATGATCTCGATTCTCTATGAGCAGAGCGAGAATATGTGAGGGGGTGAGTGCTTCTGCATATCCGGGAGCCCATGAAAAAAGCCGGAAACCCAGCAATGACGCGGGTTTCCGGCTTTTTCGTTAGGGGCGGTCGTTTTGCAAAAAATCGGCGCGTTTACGTAAACTCCGGCGATTTTTGCGCGGGATTCTGCACCTAAACCATCCCAAGCCGATCAGAAAATGCAGTCGGACCACCGAAGGCGGCCGAGCACCTGCAGATCTACGCCTTCACGTGGCGGCCAGTCCAGCTCGATCGGCGCGTAGGCGCTGGTTGTCTGGTTCTCGGACCAGATACGCAGCCGGGCGCCCGGGAGACGCTGCAGGTTTTTAACGAGCAGCGCGCCCTCCATACGCAGGAAATGCGGCCCCTCGGACAACACTTCATTGTCGTCCGGGTCGACAAGGGCAGGATGCCCGTTCCGCAATAGCGGCTCCATGCTGACACCACGAATCTTGATGCAATAAAGCCGAGCCGAATTTAGGCCCAGTACCCCCTGGATGAAGTCCCGACGGAATGCTAGGTACCGATCGACATTCTCATGCGATGGCGCAAAGGCTCCATGCCCCGCAGAAGCGCTGACGTCATAGAGAGGAACCTGCACGAACTCGCTCCAGTCCGTGGTGCCCTGTTCCTCTGCGCTCTCGCTCTCTCCGTGCGGGATGGCTCGCGGTTGATCCTCGATCAGCATGGCGCCGTAGCTGAGCATCCGGGACGGTTCATTGGTCAGGCCGAGCAGCCAGTCGACTGACTTGCCCAGGGCAATGCTGATCTGGGCCACCAGCTCGGTGTTCGGGATGGCCTTTCTCCTGAACGCACTGTTCAGCGTGGAGTAGCTCACGCCCACCCGGTCGCACCACCGATTAAGCGGCTCCGGCCTGACCGCCTCTTTCAGGCGCTCTTCGAACAGCTTCGAGTCGAGTTGCATATTCACAGTCCCCAATATGCAACGGAGCAGCACGAATATTTGCGCACTTGCATATTCCTAGGTCGTTGATTTTGCGCGTTTTAGCAAAACCTAATTAATTCAAATAAGCAAATAGTGATTATTCATTCGCGCAATTTTGCGCGAATGAATTAACATGCCGCCATGTCTACACGTTAAACATCGCGGCCAACAATGAAATCCAAACAAAAAGCGGACTGGCACTCGGCAATGATCGTTGCCCGGCTGCGCATGAATGAAACGAGTCTTCGGCAACTGGCGCGGGACAACGGTTACTACCCAACGGCACTCTCCATTGCGTTGCAACGCTCCTGGCCGAAGGCTGAAGGAATCATCGCGGCTGCGATCGGAGTCAAGCCACAGGAAATCTGGCCTACCAGATACGCGAAACGCGCGGCGAAAAAGGCCAAGCGGACGGGTGCGTTAAACGCACTGGATAGTATCAAGAATTGCAGTCATGACTGCAATGTTCATGCGGCAGGGAGGGCGTAGACATGTCCCGCCGCAATCGCGATCTCTTCACTGACGACATGTTCATGGTGCCGCAGGCGCCAGCGCCCAATCCGGCCAGCATGAACTACGGGGCAGAGGTTGCGGCCCTGCTGAGCACCATGTTCGCGGAATCGGGCATGGACCGTTTCCAGATCGCCGCGGAAATGTCGCGCCTGACTGGACGTGAGGTCAGCAAATACATGCTCGACGCATGGACGTCGGAAAGCCGCGACGCCTACAACATCCCCTTCTACCTGGTGCCCGCTGCAGAAGCGGCGTGCAAGTCGCACGCGATGTCTTCCTGGCTTGCCACGAAGCGGGGCGCCCGTCTGGCCGTGGGCCGCGATGCGTTAAACGCCGAGTACGGGAAGCTGAAGGCGATGAGCGACGACATCAAGCGGCGCATGCAAGCAATGGAACGGATGCTCGGGGTGGGCGCATGATCAAGACCTACTACACCACAGCCGAACTGCTCGCGTTTGGCCTCGAAGGTCTGCCACGCTCCCGCCAAGGGATCGAGGTGCTGGTCGCACGCGAGAAGTGGCCATCGATCGAGGTCAAGGGCACGCGAGGACGCGGCGGAATCCGCCGCGAGTACGCGCCGCCGGCGCTGATCATGGCGGCCATCAAGGATCAGGTTGTCATCCGCGCCCTCACACAATCCGCGCCGGCTTCGGCGGCGGCCGTCATTCCATCTGGCAGCCCCCTTCCCCCTGCCAGCGCAGCCTCCACTGCGATGACGGTCGCCACCCAAGCCGGTGCGTTAAAGGACTGGCAGAAGCGCACCGCCGAGGCGCGCGCCGCGATCCTGCGCGAGGTCGACCGCATCGCCCAGATCGTGGGCCGCGAGAAAGCGATCATGAAGGTGGTCATCATGGCGCAGGACGGCACACTGCCCGAGCACCTTGCGCAGCTCGTGCCTGTGGCGAACGCCCGCGCCGGCCGCGACGGCAAGCGCACGCTCAGCCGCCGCACCATTTACGACTGGTTCAAGGCGTACCAGCCAGCTGCAGCCGGCGTTAATGCCGTCGATGCCCTGGCACCGAAGGATCAGCACGCTGTAGTACGCATCCCCGCTTGGGCGACCGACCTAATGGTCGAATACCAGCGGCCGCAGAAGCCCAGCCTCGCCTGGGCAGTCGAGCAAGTGGCTGCCAAGCACGGCCTGGACAAGGACGCCCTTTATCACCGCGCGCGCCGGCTCCTCGGCAAGATGGGAAACGTCGAGCTGCAGGCCGGTCGCATGGGCCCGCGCGACCTCAAGAACATCAAGCCTTTCGTCCGGCGCGACAGCGGCATGCTGTGGCCGGCCGACGTGTACACCGCCGACGGCCACACCTTCGACGCCGAGATTGCGCACCCGGCACACGGCAAGCCGTTCCGCCCCGAAGTGACGACCGTGCTCGACGTCGCTACCAGGCGTGCAGTGGGCTGGAGCGTAGATCTTGCGGAAAGTGGCCTGGCCGTCCTGGACGCCCTGCGCCACGCCTGCGAAATCGGCGGCATCCCCTCTGCCTTCTACGTCGACAACGGCTCCGGCTACAAGAACGCGCTGATGAGCCAACCCGGCATCGGCATGTCGAGTCGCCTTGGCTTCACGATGACGCACTCGATTGCCTACAACTCGCAGGCGCGCGGCGTCATCGAGCGCGCCCATCAAACGCTGTGGGTCCGCGCCGCCAAGGAGCTGCCGACCTACATCGGCGCCACCATGGACGCGCAAGCCAAGCAGAAGGTGCACAAGCTGACGCGCCGTGACGTGGTGCTCGCCGGCCGCAGCAAGTACCTGATGCCGTTTAACGATTTCATCGCCTTCTGCAACGACAAGATCGCGACCTACAACAACCGGCCGCACCGCAGCCTGCCGATGGTGTTCGATCCGACGCTCGGCCGCCGCCGGCACATGTCGCCGAACGAGGCGTGGGAGCACGGCGTCAAGGAAGGCGCGCAACTGGTCACCGTGACCAAGGCCGAAGCACGTGAGCTGTTCCGCCCGCAACGCGAGGCCAAGGTGCTGCGCGGCGAGATTCGCCTGTTCAACAACCTGTATTTCGCCCAGGAGCTGACCGAGTACCACGGCGACGTCGTGCGCGTGGCCTACGACATCCACGATGGCGACCAGGTGTGGGTGTACGACCAGCAGGGCCGCTTCATCTGCACAGCGGGCTTCGAGGCGAACAAGCGCGCTTACTTCTCCGAATCGTTCCTGGAACGGGCCGCCCGCAAGCGCGCGGATGGCCGTGCCCGCCGGCTGGAAGCCAAGCTGCAGGAAGTACGCCTGGAGCAGCAAGGGGCGCCGATGCACGACGTGCAGGACGCCACCTTCGCCCTGAAGAACAACGCTAGCCCGGTGCTGGAGTTGGGCGATCTGAGCGTTCGCCGCGAGGAAGCGATCGAGGTCTTCGCACACTCGCCTGCAGAGGCAAGCAGCACCAGTAACGCGCGCCCGATTTTCATGATCGATTCCGATCGCTACGAATGGCTCATGCAGCACCGCGACGCCTGGACTGAAAGCGATCGCCAATTCCTGGCCGGCTTCGTCGGCAGCGATATCTACGAGGCGCTGCGTGAACGGTTCGAAGCGCTTGGCCTGGCTTGGGACGGGGCGGAGGGAGAAGTTTTTAAGGTGGCTGTCTGAGCGTCTGCAGCGCCCAGACAGCCGAGTTGAAGTAGCCACAGCAAGTGACTGAGGGAGAGTATAGGTGAAAAAAGGTTTCGTCCAAAACAGCAACTACGCACGCTTCGTGCAGGCCGTCAAAGCGGTCGAGCAGCGCGGTGCGCGCGAGGCCTCGCTGATGCTCGTGACCGGCCCGGCCGGACTCGGCAAGAGCGAGACGGTGGACCGCTTCGCGGTCGATACCAACGCCGTCTACCTGCGTGCAAAAGAAACGTGGACCAAGCGCGGTCTGCTGGTCGAGATGGCGGAGACGCTGCGCATCCAGACCAACACCACGAACCACGACATGCAGGCGCGCATCATCGGCGCCGTCGGTGCGCGGCAGACGCCGATCATCATCGACGAAGCCGAGTTCACGGTGCGCTCAAGCGCCTCGATCCTGGAATGCGTGCGCGACATCAGCGACCTGACCGAGACGCTCGTCGTCCTGGTCGGCATGGAAACGATCGAGTCCCGCATCGCGCGTTACCCGCAGATCAGCAGCCGCATCGCCCAGGTCGTCCATTTCCAGCCGCTCACCGAACAGGATGTGCAGTTGGCGTGCAAGCAGTTGGCAGAAGTCGATATCGGCGCCGAACTTGTACGCGAGCTGCACCGCCAGAGCGAAGGAAAGATGCGCCTGGTGATGAACGGTATCGCCACCATCGAGCGCGTAGCGAAGAGCAACAGCCTCGTCAAGGCCACGGCGGAGGCATTCAAGGGCATTGAGCTGTGCATCGAGTGGAACGCGCGCCGGCCGCGTGCGGGAGGTGCGCGATGAACTGTCAGGATCTGATCGTGCGGCCGCACGCCAACGGCTTCGCATTGGTCGCCGATATCGGCAAGCCGAGCGAGCACGTCGTCGCCAGCCGGATCTACGACGAGCCTACGGCAAAGATTCTCGGCGCCGCCCCGAATCTGGCTTCCGCTGCCATCTTCGCCGTGCAGATGCTCAACGCACAGAACACCGACTCGGTGCTGCACATGGCGTATGTGAAGTTGGTCAATGCTTTGGCGCGTGCCGGAATCGACATGCAGGTCAGCAACGACTCGATGGCAGCGACCGACACGGAACAGGTGCAGCCATGACCTGGACATCGCAAGCCGTGATGGAAGCCGTCAAGGCGCTGGTCTGCCCGAAAGGCTGCGTTAAACACGCGGCCATCGTCAAGCACACCGGGCTCAAGGCGCGGCAGGTCGCCGATGCGTGCGCCAAGCTCGTCTCGCATGGATATCTGGAGCGCCAGCTCTACGCCGACGACACGGTCAAACCGGGCTGCTACCGGCTGACCGCCCTCGGCCAAGCCGCACTGGAGGAAGGTGCGAAGCTGATCAGTGGCCCGAAAGCGCCGACCGGCAAGCCGAAGGTGGTCGTCAACTCGCTGCGCGACCGCGCGTGGCGCGTGCTGCGCATCCGGCGCAAGGCCAGCGTACCCGAACTGCTCGGCGTGCTGCTGGACGCCGGCACCGAAGAAGGCGACATCCGCCGCGCACAAAACAATCTCCAGAAGTACCTGCGGTTTCTCTGCCGCGCTGGTTACCTCTCCGAGATGCGTCACCGTGAAGCGCCGCAGTCTTCCACATCGAATGGCGCGAAGCGCTACCTGCTCTTGCGCGACACCGGCCCGCTGCCGCCGGTGCCGCAGGTGGCGTCCGGCACGGTATTCGATCAGAACGAAGGAAAGCAATATGACATCGCCCTCGAACGAGCCTGAATGGCTTGCCATCCTGCGCGCGGATGCGGCGGCGACCGGCAGCATCAGCAAGACCGCGCAGCGCGTCGGCATTTCACGCTCGGCCGTCTCGCAGATTCTCAATTGCTGCGGGCCATACGGAACCGGCAAGGCCGATACGTCGAAGGTGGCAGAGAAGGTCATGAACACGATTGGCCTGGTCGAGTGTCCATTTCTTTCCGAGTACCACGGCAAGGAGCACCGAATTACCGGCCTGCAGTGCCGCGAGTACGCCTACCGCGAGTCAGCGCCGACAAACAGTCCGCGCGAGATGCAGCACTGGCGCGCATGTCAGACATGCCCGAAGCGCGTTAAACGCGGCACCCAGGCATCCGTACCGGGTAAGCCGCCCCGCAAGACCGCCGACGTCGACGAGCCTCCGCAGCAGGCCGGCGTCATCGACAAGGTCACGCTCCCGCTGCCGGAAGTCGGCGGGCCGCTCATTCAGGACAACAACGAAGGGAGGACCGAATGATGGCTGCACCCACCGATTACCGCGCCCTACCGATCAAGCTGCGCGCACAGATTGCGGCCGTGCTTGCCGAGCCCAAGGGTCAAGCGTTCGCGCCCAAGGTGCTCACTGCCGAGTTGACCAAGAAGCTGCAGACGGCAAACAGCACGCTGCGCTGGCTGCGCCAACACGGCTATGCATCGGTTCTGATGATCGACCTGGCCGGCGAGCGGCCTTCCATTCTTGTCGAACGCTCGGCTGCACCGTTTCTCTCGCGCGCTGGAAATGGCATGACGATCAAGACGGACAGCAAGGGCGTTGCCCGATACGGCTACGTGTTGATCGCCGGCTGCGAAGTCCGCTGGAACGAGCGGGTGAACTGATGGCGCGCGCGTTGATGTCATTCGTTGCCTCGCACGCCGGCATCGTCATCCAGGTGCGCCTGCTGGCGACCGTCGAAGAAGTCGATGCCGAGTACTGCAAGGGAAGCCGACGCCGGCTCGAAACAATCGTGCACGGCTACTTCCAGCCTCGCACCTCTGCGCGGGCACGGCACCACGGTCTGATCGTTCTCGGGATGGACGCGCGTCTGGATGAAATCGTGCCGCACGAAGTCGCGCATGCGGTGATCCACGCGATGCGCGGTATCAGCGCAAGTGACGACGAAGCGGCGGCAACCGCCATAGGCATTCTCTCGGCACGGATTTTCGCCAAGGTCAGATCGCTGCAGGAGGCCGGCTGATGTGTCAAGCCGATGAACTGATCGTCGCGTGCCCGTCGCCGAAATTGAAAGCAAAGCGACTGGCAAGCGGCGTGTATCGCGAGGGAGAGGGTGGCCTGGAAAAGCGTTGCGGCCGGTGCCGGGAGTATTGGCCGGCCGACAGCGAGTTCTTCTACGCCAGCCGCGCCGAACTGGATGGCCTGAACTGGAGCTGCAAGGCCTGTTACATGGAAAACCGTTACCCGGAAGGGCGAAACAAGAAATCGGAGGTTGTATGAGCACATGGATGGAACGTGCTGCAGCAGCACTTGAGGCCGGAGAAAAACCGGCATATGCGGATGTCGAACAAGGCCTCTTCGAGACTACGCAGAAGATGGTCGCGCTCGAAAAGGCGCTGCAGCAAATCGGCACTTCGCTGGTCCCCATCGTCATTGCGCGAATCAATGACGACACGCCGGGTGTACTGGCGGCGGTCGACGACGTGATCAAGAACAACGTCATCGTGAAGGTCCAGGACCATGCATCCCTGCATTAACACTGAAAGGAAAACAATGAACGCAGTTCTCAACCAAACCAGCACCGTTCCTCCGGGCTACCGACAGGACGCGCAAGGCCGACTCATCCCCGAGTCGATGATCAAGCCGATCGACATGGCGCGCGACGCGCTGACGCTGGAACTGGCGGCCAGCGCCAAGGAGCTGAGCAAAGCGATCGCCGACTTCAAAGCCAAGGTGTTCGGCGACGTCGCTGCATTCGTCCAGCTCTCTGCCGAGCAGTACGACACGAAGATCGGCGGCAAGAAGGGCAACGTCACGCTGTACAGCTTCGACGGCCGCTACAAGCTGCAGGTAGCCACCGCCGACAACATCGTGTTCGACGAACGCCTGCAGGCGGCCAAGGCGCTGATCGACGAATGCATCGACGAGTGGAGCCAAGGCAGCCGGCCCGAGATCAAGGTGCTGGTGCAGGAAGCGTTTCAGACGGATAAGGAAGGCAACCTGAACACCGGCCGCATCCTCGGGCTGCGCCGCCTGGAGATCGACGACGATCGCTGGCAGCGCGCGATGAAGGCGATCGGCGAGTCGGTACAGGTTGTCGGCAGCAAGCAGTACGTCCGCTTCTATGAGCGGGTCGGCGATACCGACCAGTACGCCCCCATCAGCCTCGATATCGCAACAGCATGAGCGCCCTCATCCTGTTCGCAACCACGTTCCTGCTGGTGGCCTCGCTCGGCTTTCAGTCGCTGAACGTCAACAAGGGGCATTACGTCGCGGCGTTTTTAACGTCCTTCCTGATCAGCGGCAGCAACCTGGTCATCCTGCGCACCGTGCCGCAGGGTGACCTGCTGGAGATCGCAGCGTACATGCTCGGCGGGCCGTTCGGGATCGTGGCGAGCATGTGGCTGCACAAGCGGGTACTGGGGAAGAAGGGACATCAAGCAGGGAGAACATCATGAAGCGGTTTGCAAGGGTGAAAACCCTCGACGAGATCCGGGTTCAATGCGAGGAACAAGGCCTGGAATTGAACACAACGCTCTACGACATGGGGCAGTCGGACTACGTGAAGATCAGTTCGACCGACGGCAAGACTGAAGCAAAGGTCTTGTTTAGCACCTTCAACGGTCGGTTCTTCGGGACAGTTGGGGCGGGTGGTCCGGGCCGTGACTTTCACTCGGATGACGCATCGCTGGATGGCACGCCGTGGTTCGATTCCTTGCTGCGGTTCTTCTACGCCGATGAGCTGCCGACCGAACAGTCAGAAGGAGTCGCCGCATGAAGAACTCAATTTCTGTCAACGCAGGGCATCTGAGGCCTGACCGACCAGCCCATTCCCGTTGCAATGGACCGTGCCAACTTTGTGATGAAGCCGAAGCGATGCTACGCAAGCCGGCCACCGATGGTCACCACGACGCACCACTACGTTTCGCAGTTCGTGGCTCCGAGTTGGGGATGCTTTTCGCCATTGCGACATGCCTGCTCGCTTGCGAGGATAAATAGCATGGACAAGAAAACGGCAATCGACAAGGTGCGCAAGTGCATGGCGCTGGCGAAATCGGGCGAGCCGCACGAAGCGGCAGCCGCAATGCGGCAAGCACAGAAACTCATGGAACGGTTCGGCATAGAACACCCCGAGTTGCTGGTAGCAGAGGTGTCCGAAGAATGGGCAAAAAGCGCCTGCAGCTCGAAGCCAACCCGCTATGAAGTGGTGCTTGCCAGCGCAGTGGCAAGTGCATTTGCCTGCGACATCATCTTCACGCGTCGGCTCAGCAAAAGCGGCCTCGCCATTGATGGCGGGTACAGCTTCATCGGCGCAGCCCCTGCCCCGGACGTGGCCTGCTACACCTTCACGGTTCTGTTGCGTCAATTGCGGCGCTCCAGGACGAATTACATCCGCACCGCATTGAAGCGATACCGCAAGAACAAGACGGCCGCAGCGGACCAGTTCTGCGAAGGATGGGTAATTGCGGTTCGCAACCTCATTGCTGCAGTTGCGCCTACCCCGGAGCAAAAGCGGGCCATCGAAGCTTACATGCACATCAACTACGCCCATACCCGGAACGTCAGTGCCAGAAGCGCACAGCCGGCTGGCGTCCGGAACGATCACCGTGACAGCGGTTATATGCAAGGCAAGCAGGCGCAATTGAATCGCGGTGTCGGAATGGCGCAGACCGCCGCCTTGCTGGAGTAGCGAGGAGACCATGCTGATCGCACTAGCGCTCACCCTAGCAGTGGTGGTGATCGTCGTGGCGGCGCTGGCAGGACTGACCGCCTACTTCCTGGAACGAGACATGAAAGAGTATTGAACATGAGCGTAGATCTGGAGGCGTGGCTCGTCGTCGCCTATTTAGCCGAACCGGCGACGTGGACTGGAGATGCAGATGAAAGCTGAGACGGCGGACAAGAGGCGCGCAGCCGAAATCCGCCTGATTCACGTCGCCCGGCGCGAGCTGGCGATGGCTGACGACGTCTATCGCAAACTGCTGCGCGAGATCGGCGGTGTCGCCTCGTCATCGGACCTGAGCGCGACCGGCCGGCAGCGCCTGCTTGATCACTTTGCACGGCTCGGATTCGTCTCGACGGCGCGGCAGAAGTTGGCCGCAAAAGGCGCGATGCGCGGCACACCCGATCGTGCATCTTTGCTTGCCAAGATCGACGCCCTGCTGCTTGCAGAAGGCCGAGACCGCCGCTACATCGAACCTGGTCTGGTGCGACGCATCTGCAAGGTCGACGCCCTGGCGTTCTGCACACCGGAGCAACTCACCAAACTGGTGGCTGCGCTGACCTACGACCAGCGCCGCAAGGAAGGCCGATAGCCATGTGCTTCTGGATTGGGTTTGCTTGCGGTGCGTTCTTTGTCGCGGTGCCGTTCTACACGTACCGGAGGCGCATGCTTGAACTGTTGAAGGAGGTCCGCAAACCATGCAACCCGACCTGAGCCACCTCCCGGCCAGCGCACAGCGCCTGATCACCCTGATCGGCCTGCCGGCGGCGTTGCGTCTGGTCGATGCCCACGGTGGCCAGATCATCACGCTTTACCGGAGCGAGGCCAGCCAGCAGCGGATGTCCGAGCTGCTCGGCGAAGAAGCGGCATTGAAGTTGCTCAACTACTACGGTAACGCGCCCTTCACCATTCCGCTGTGCCATGCCGCGCTCCAGGCGGTTCGAAATTCGATGATCCATGCCGAGTTCGATCGCCTGACCATGTCCGAGAACCTGTCGGCGCGCGAGGCGGTGACCCGCATTACCCGGCTCTTCACGCCGCCCCTGCACGAGCGTACTATCTGGCGCGTGCTGAAAAAGTCGACCACGTTCACCGCCAAGGCCATCGACTCGCGTCAGATGAGCCTGCTGTAACTCCGCCCCCTTTCCCTTTCCTGCCTGTTTCCGGCCGCTGACACATGTCAGCGGTTTCTGCTCTCGCGCTCGCGCGTACATTGCGCCAAGCGCCTCGCCGGCGCCTTGCCTCTCTCATCAACCGCGAGCGCCCACATGGAACAACAGAACTACCAGGACAAGCTGCGCATGGCGCAATGGCTGTTCATCGCCCTTGCGTTTTACGCGGCCGCGATGCTGCTGGCTCACGCCGATGCACTGCCGCGCATGCAAACCGTCATGTACAAGCTCGGGCATCAGACCATTGCCGCGCACGTCGGCTACTGGATCGATCGCTCCGCATTCCGCAAGCGCATCAGTTGCGGCAGCCATCCGCTGAGCGAGATACGCCGGGCCATCGTCATGGCCGCGTGCATGCTCGCCGTCGCTCTGGGGCTGTAATGACGCCGCGCCTGCGCCTGCTCGCCCGGATCATGCTCGGCGTGACGCTCGGCGCGTTACTGCTGACCGTCGTGGCCGCCAGCGCCGTCGCGGCCGATCCGGCGTTGCGGTACCGAGCAACTTTGATCCGGGAGGCGCAGGCTGTTTTCGGCTTGAACGCGCCCGTGCCCGCGTTGGCCGGCCAGATTCATCAGGAGTCGAGCTGGCGGCCAGGCGTGACGGCGCGCGACAACGGGCGCGGTCTGGCCCAGTTCATGGATGCGACCGCCGAACAGGTATCCCGGTCATACCCGGAACTCGGCGCGCCCGATCCCTACAACCCGCAGTGGGCAATCCGTGCCTTGGTGCGCTACAACGAATGGATTTACAAGCGCGTCCTCGGCAAAGATGCCTGCAACAGGTGGGCGGCCACATTCAAGGGCTACAACGCAGGGCCGGGGTATGTGATGCAGGCCCAAAAAGCCTCGCCCGACCCCGGCACATGGTTCGGCGTGACCGAGTTCGTTCCTACCCGCCAGAGCCCGGCCAACTTCGAGCACAGCCGGCTCTACCCCCGCAAGATCATTTTCCGGCACCAGCCGCTTTATGCGGACTGGGGCCAAACCATTTGCCTGCAGAGGACACCATGACGCGCCCATTGCTTGCCCTGACCGTCGCGCTGATGACGGTCACCACCACTGCGACAGCCGAAGAGGCTTCGAAACCAGGAGCGGGAACCGCTCCGGCTGCAGAGAAAAAGCCAGCGAAGCCGAACATGGAAATCGTGATCGACTGCGATTCCTTGCGCGGCACCGGCCGGCTGACCATTGTCAATCGGAGCAAGCGCGAGATCAACACCGTCTCGTTTACGTGCCCCGTTAAAAATGTGTGACGTGCTCGACGCGCGCCTCTGGCTTGCCATTCTGATCTGCCTCGCTCTGTCGGGCGTGGCGGGCTACCGCAAGGGTGCACGCGACGAGCGCGCACAGATCGAGCGCCAGCAGCTCAAGGACGAGCGCGCAGCGCGCGATATCGAGGGCGAGCTGCAACGCATGAACAACCGCGCCACATCGGCGTACATCGCCAGCCTACAGGCCCAACTGGAGAAAGCCCGTGCGCTACCCAAGATCACACTCCCTGCTGATTGCCCTGTGCCTGCCGGTGTTGGCCGCGTGCTCAACGACGCGCAGCGTCTGCCCGACGATGCCGGAACTCGATCCGCTGCTCGCGCAGCCGGCCCGGCAGTTGATTCCGCATGCGCAGCCGAGCTCGACATCTGCAAGCGCAACTATGCAGAAGTCTGCGTCCCGAACGCACAACAACTGACCGCAATTCAAGAGCGCTGGAACTTGGTCCGGTCGCGTATCAATTCCGGGGCCCGGCCCCGATCCAAGGAAGACAATGCAAGTCAACAATGACGATATCGCGCGCATCCTCGGGCGCATCGAGGGCAAGCTCGACGTACAGGCCGAATCGACCAAGCGCCTTGAGGGTTCGCTTGCCAGCCTCGACGTCAAGGTGACGCAGCGCCTCGACTATCACGAGCAACGACTGCGCGAGCTTGAGATTGCCAATCCAAAGGCGACTGCCGAGCGCGTCGGCGAGCATGAGAAGCGCATCCAGGCGCTGGAGAACGGTGCCGCCCGCTCGGGCGCAGTGGCCGGCATTGGCGCGAGCGTTGCGGTGGCCGCCCTGATCGAACTCCTGAAGCGCAAGCTGGGGATGTAATGGCAAAGAGCGCCGATGTGCGTGCCCTGGTGCGCAAGCATTATGTTTTCGACCGCCTCTCCCTGGAGCAGGCGGCCAGGCTCGCCGGCGTCGCCTACACCACGGCCAAGCGCTGGCGCGACAAAGCCGCAGCGGAAGGCGACGACTGGGACAAGGTGCGCAGCGCCTCCGCCCTGGCCGGCGGCGACGTCGAGCAGCTCGCGCAGCAGATCCTGACCGAGATGCTGGTCCAGTTCAACAGCGTGCTGGAGCTGATCAAGGACGACCAGGAGATGGAGGCTGCGACGCGCGTCGAGCTGCTCTCCAGCTTGATGGACAACATCCACAAGAGCATGTCCGCGATGAAGAAGTTCCTGCCCGAAGCCAACAGCCTGGCGATCGGCATGACGGTCATTCGCGGCCTGGCCGAATTCGTCCAGGAGCGGTTCCCTCAACATGGCAGCGTCCTGGTCGAGATCCTGGAGCCGTTCGGCGACGTGCTGCCCAAGATCCTGGCGGACGCGAAATGAAGCCCGATTTAACGGCCAAGGAATTCCGCAACGAACTGTCCGACCTGGTCGGCCAGCTGCGGCGTGACATCAAGGCGCACCAAGTCGGACTGGACGCATCGCCGAAGGCGATCGCCGCGCGTCGCAAGCGCGTGCTGATGGGCGACTTCCGCTTCTTCGCCTACACCTATTTTCCGCACCACGTCCGGGGCGAACCGTCGCTGTTCCAGGCGCAGTTCTGCGATCGCTTTCCGCAACTGCTGCGCCAGGTGGGCGGCGTCAAGGAATGGTGGATCGCGCCGCGCGGCGAGGCCAAGTCGTCGCTGCTGACCAAGATCGGCCCGGTGTGGTGCGCCGTCCAGGCGCTCCTGCAGCGGCCGGAGATTCGATCCGAGATCGGCTGGGCCGGGCCGCTGCCGCCTTTCATCGACTACATCATCCTGCTCGGTGCCGAGACCAAGCTGCCGACCAAGCTGCTCGAAGTGGTCAAGACGGAGCTGACCGTCAATGCCGCGCTTGCACTCGACTTCCCCGAGGTGTGCGGCAAGGGCCCGACATGGAAGGTCGGCGAGTGCGTCACGAAGACTGGCGTGAAAGTGGAGCCGTTCGGGGCGGAGCAGGCGATCCGGGGCACGTTCCACGGCGCCAGCCGCCCGAAGCTCCTGATGGGCGATGACCTGATCACCGACGCCGAGGCCAAGAGCCCGACCGAGCGCGAGAACCGCTGGAACTGGTTGACCAAGGCGATCGACTACCTCGGCCCGCCCGATGGCACGGTGAAGTATGCCGGTGTCGGCACCATCCTGGACAAGGATGATCCGATCAGCCGCGCCAGGCGGACCATCGGGCATGTCGTCCACCACTTCCGCGCAATCGTAGAGCTGCCGAAGGACATGGCGCTGTGGGAGCAGTGTGAGGCGTTAATGCGCAATGAGGATGCCCGCGCGGTCGAAGCCGCGGCGAAGGAGGGCAAGGTCATTCCGGAGAATGAGCTGCCCTCGTATCGCTTCTACCTGGCGCACAAAGCCGAAATGGATCTTGGCGCCGTGGTCTCCTGGCCGGCCGTGCGCTCGCTGTTCTGGCTGATGCGCCAGCGCGCCACGGCGCCGAAGGCGTTTAACACAGAAATGCAGGGCGATCCGCGCAGCGACGACGACAAGGTGTTCGGCAACATCACGTTCTGGGTGCAGCGCATGGCGGACTGGATCATCTTCGGCGCCTGCGACCCCTCCATGGGCAAAGGTGAGAAGTCCGACCCGTCTGCGATCGTGGTGGGCGGGCTGGACCCGAAGATGAAGCGCCTGCACGTCATGGAGGCGTGGATCAAGCGCCGCGTGCCGTCCAAGCTGGAGGCCGACCTGATATCGACACAGCGCGAGTTCGGTTGCCGCGCGATCGCGTTCGAGAACAACAACGCATACGAGCACTCCCGGCAGACCTTCATCCAGGCCGGGCTGCAGGCCGGCGTGCCGCTGCCGCTGGTCGGCGTGACGGCTACCGTCCCGCCCGAGGTGCGGATCGACTCGCTGGAGCCGTACATCACGGACCAGATCTTCCCGGCGATCCTGTTGCACGCCAAGCTCACGCAGCTGCTGTCCGAGCTGGACACCTGGCCGGAGCCGCAGACCAACCACCACTACGACGGCCTGACCGCGCTGCACCTGCTGTGGTGGGTGGCGATTACGCGCGGCACGGCCACCTATGACGACTTCCAGAGCGTCGGCCGGCGCGGCGCAAGTGCCGGGCGCGACGACTTCGACACCAGTTCCAGGAGCATGCTGTGACCAAGATCATCGACCAGTATGGCAGGCCGATCGACACCGGCGCGCTGAAAGAGCCGCAGACCGCGCACATCACGGCCCTGCACAACCAGTATCTGACGCCCATGCTCGGCGGGCTGACGCCGGCGCGCCTGGCGCGCGTGCTGCAGGATGCCGACCAGGGCAACCTGCTCGACCAGCACCGGCTGTTCGCCGACATGGAAGAGCGCGACGGCCATCTGCGCGCCGAGATGGACAAGCGCAAGAACGCGATCGTCGGCCTGAACTGGAGCATCGTCCCGCCGCGCAATGCCACGGCCGCCGAGAAGGCATCGGCCGAGTGGGTGCAGGAGGTGCTGCAGGACGCGGCCGATCCGATCGAGGATCTGCTGCTGGCGTTAATGGAAGGCCCAGGCCACGGTTTCGCGCCGGTCGAGCTGGAGTGGCGCAAGGAAGGCCGCGAGCTGCTGCCGGAGTTTCACCCACGGCCACAAGAGTGGTTCCGGCTCGACCCGTCCCGCACGGAGCTGCGCCTGATGGACTGCTCGGTCGAGGGCACGCCACTGGTGCCGTTCGGCTGGATCATGCACACGCACGGCAAGGCCAAGAGCGGCTATGGCGGGCGCCTGGGCCTGCATCGCACGCTGGTGTGGCCGTTCCTGTACAAGGCCTATGCGCTGGGTGACTTCGCCGAGTTCCTCGAAACCTATGGTCTGCCTATCATCCTCGGCAAGTATCACGCCGGGGCCAACCCGGAAGAAAAAGCCTCGCTGCTGCGTGCGGTCACGGCGCTGGGACATGACGCGCGGGCGATCATGCCGGCCGACATGCAGATCGAAATCCAGAAGATCACCGGTGGTGCCGGCGAGTCCGCGCACCTGAAGATGATGCAGTGGGCCGAGAAGTCGCAGAGCAAGTCGATTCTGGGCCAGACGTTGTCGGCAGACACCGGCAACAACGGCGGCGGCAGCTATGCACTCGGCAAGGTGCACAACGAAGTGCGGCACGACATCCGGCGTGGTGATGCGCGGCAAATCGCCGCAACGCTGACGCGTGACCTGGTCTATCCGCTGATCGCGTTAAACCGGGGCGGCGTGGACGGCCTGGCGCGCTGCCCGCGCTTCGAGTTCGATTTGGGCGAGCCGGCCGATCTGAAGCTGTACGCCGAGGCACTGCCAAAGCTCGTCGACGCCGGCGTCCAGGTGCCGGTGTCATGGGCGCAGGAAAAGCTGCGCATTCCGCAGCCGCAGAAGGGCGAGGCTGTGCTGCAGCCGACGGCGCAGCCGGAATCCGCAGCCACAGCCACAGCCACAGCGCTATCAGCCCTGCGTAGAGCAGCCCTGTCCGCAACCCTGCCGGAAGACCCCGTGGAGACCGAAACCGAGGCGCTGGCGCAGAGCGCCGACCTCGCGTGGTCTGCCATGCTTGACCGCATCCAGGCATTGGTCGATCAGACCGCCGATCTGACCGCTCTGCAAAAGGCCATGGTCGAGCAGTTCGGCGGCAAGCCGCAGGACGAGCTGGTCAAGCTGATGGCCGCCGCGTTCGCCCTGGCCGAGCTCAAGGGCATGAGCGACGTGGCGGACGGCAAGTAGCATGCCGATCGCGATCCAGACGCCGGCCAAAACGGAGAACGGCTACGAGAACACGCCGTTCGCCGAACAGCTCGACTTCTTCAGACGCAAGCTGGCCCTGCCCAGCGACGCCTGGGACGACATCTGGAAGGCCGCGCACGACCGCGCCTTCATCGTCGCCGGCGCCGCCCAGGCCGACTTGGTCAACGACCTGCACCGGGCAATGGCGCGCCGGATCGAAGACGGCGCCGGCATCGAAGCCTTTCGCAAGGAATTTAACGCGGTGGTGGCCAAGCACGGCTGGACCGGCTGGAAAGGCGAAGGCAGCCAAGCGGGCTACGCCTGGCGCACGCGCGTGATCTACCAGACCAACATGTCGACCAGCTACGCGGCCGGCCGCTGGAAGCAGCTCAAGAATCCCGCGCTGCTGGCCCTGCGGCCGTACTGGCGCTACGTCCATTCCGATGGTGTCATGCACCCGCGCCCGTTGCACCTGGCTTGGAACGGCATGGTGCTGCACCACGAGCATCCTTTCTGGGTGGCGCACTTCCCGCCGAATGGTTGGGGCTGCCAGTGCCGGGTGACGGCGGTCGACGCCAACGAGTTCGAGAAAGCCCAGGCCGCAGGAAAGACGACGCCCGATCGCAAATGGAGCGAGATCGACCCGACGACCGGCGCGCCGGTCGGCATCGATCATGGCTTCGACTACGCACCAGGCGCGAATGTGGCCCGATCGCTGCAGGAACTGATCGACGAAAAGCTGATCCGCCTCGACGCCCCGGTCGGCGCCGCCATGTACGAGGCCATGCGGCCCGTTCTGCAGGCCGAGACGGCAACGTTCTTTCGTGCATTCATCGACGACGTGCTGGCCGATCCCGTCATGCGCAGGCGCGTTGCCATCGTGGGCGCCATGGACCGTGAAACGCTGGACTGGCTGGCCGAGCAGAAGAACCTGGTGCCGGCGTCGGCCGAGATCGCGGTGCAGGACAGGCTCATCATCGGCAAGAAGGCATTGCGCCACCAGCAGGCCGGCGATGCGTTGACGGCCGACGAGTGGGGCATGCTGCCCGCGATCCTGGAACAACCGCTGCAGATTCTTTTCGACCGCCGCAGCGGCAAGCTGATCTATGTGGCCGCATCCGGCGACAGCCGCGAGGTCCGGCTTGTCGTCGAGTTCGATTACAAGCTGAAGAGAAACAAGGGCGAGACGAACATGATCGTCTCGGCATTCAAGGTGCCGCGCGAGGCGATCGATGGGGAAATCAAGGGGGGATTCTTCGAAGTAGTGAAATGAGCGAGTGGGAGGCCGGACGTCCCTCCATGCACTTGGCGTTGCCGCCCGTGAGCGTGGACTCCGAATTTCCACGCCTCACCCGCTCACGGCTCCAGTATAGGGCAAATCCATGAGCAAGACGATCGAGACCACGCACGAAGTCGCCGCCGCTGCGTTACGCGAGCTGGCCGACCGCATCGACAACATGCAGCCGGTCCTGCTCGCGCTCGGCGAAGACATGACCGAGCGCACGAAGCAGCGCTTTGCGACGGCAACGGCGCCGGACGGCACCAGGTGGAAGCCGAACACCCAGGCCACGCTGATCGCCTATCTGAACAAGCGCGGCGGGTTCTCCAAGAAGACCGGCAAGATCACCGCGCGCGGCCAGAAGCTCGCAACCGGCAAGCGGCCGCTGCAGGGCGAGTCCGGCGACCTGGCGCGCCAGATCTTCTACGAGGCCACTGACGAATCGCTGACTCTGGGCTCATCAATGCGCTATGCTCGCATGCAGCAGTTCGGTGGTCAGAAGAGCGAGTTCCCCCACCTCTGGGGCGACATCCCCGCGCGCCCGTTCCTGCCGGTCACTGCCGGCAACGAGCTGGCGCCGACCGAGGCCGAGGCGATCCTGGAGCGGATACGTCAATACCTGCTCGATTGACCGAGCGCAAAACCCGGTTCGGATTTCGGCCGATTGGAGCGTTTTTAACGGTGCCGGGCAGTACATACCCGCACCGATTGGGCGGCGGAAGTTTTTAACGCGGCTTTAACGGCCTCGTTTTCGATTCGCGGCTCCATTGCCGTCCCTCAATATCGCGGTTTCCCGCAAATCCCCCCTGAAACACACCGCTGACAGGTGTCAGTAGTGGCAGCCTGCGCGCGCGCTGACACGATGCGGGCATGCACTCCACGCCACACATCGCTGCGCTGTCTGCCGCCACCTCCGCTCCGGTTTTGGTCGCCGCGCTTGGCGCCCGCAGCGCCACCGCCGCCCTGACCGGGCTGGCGGCATGCTCCTTGGCCGTCACTGCCGGGAATGAACTGCAGCTCATGCCGGCCGGCGACTTCCGCGGCTTCGACGGGCGACCCGAAGATGCGCCGCACTGGCACATCGACGCTGCGCTTGCCGAGGTACTGATCAATGCCGCCGCAGCCCGCAAGAACCCCTACGTCATCGACTACGAGCACCAGACTCTGCGCGCTCAGACCAACGGCCAGCCCGCGCCGGCCGCCGGCTGGTTCCGCAAGCTGGAGTGGCGCGAAGGCGTCGGCCTGTTTGCCGTCGACGTGGAGTGGACGGAGCGGGCCAAGGAAATGATCGCGGCCGGCGAGTACCGCTACATCTCCCCGGTCATCGGCTACGACAAAGAAGGCAATGTCGTTTCGCTGTTCATGGCCGCCATCACCAACAACCCCGCCATCCATGGGATGGAGGAAGTCTTGTTAGCTGCTGCGACCCAGCTTTTCGCGTCGCCTCGTACCACTTCACTCACTCAGGAGAAAAGCATGGATGAACTGCTTGAACAATTGCGCTGGCTGCTGAACCTGCCTGTCGGCAGCACCGCAGAAGACATCCTGGCCCAGCTTCAAAAGCTGACCCAGGCAATCAGGGATGGCATGGGAGGTGAAGCCACCGCCGCCGCCAGCTTTGACCTGATCGCCCACATCCAGACCCAGCGCGAGCAGATCGCCAGCCTGTCGGGCGCCACGCCTGATCCTTCCAAGTTCGTCGCCATCGGCCTGGTGCAAGACCTGCAGAGCCAGGTCGCGCAGTTGACCGGCGAGCTGAACAAGACCCGCATCGACAACCTGGTCTCCGGCGCGATTGCGGCCGGCAAGCTGCTGCCGTCCATGGAGTCGTGGGCGCGCGAGTTCGGCGCCAAGGATCTGGCTGCGCTGACCGCGTACATCGAGAAAGCGCCGCCGGTCGTGCACCTGAACGGCACACAGACCGGCGGCAAAGCGCCAGCCAATCAGGGCGGCAGCCTCACGCCCAACCAGGCCGCACTGTGCGCCGCCATGGGCATCTCACAGGAAGACTTCCTGAAGACACAGCAAGCCGAGCAGGCCTGACGGCCTGCGTTCGATTCACCACGCACTACCTGGAGCATCCATGTCTGCACTGACTGCTGATCGCAACACACCCTACAAAGACGGCGAATGCCTGCCGGTGCCGGTCGCGGCCGACGCCGTGATCTACGCCGGCGCCATCGTCGTCGCCAACGCAGCCGGCTATGCCGCGCCTGGTTCGACCGCCACAACGCTGACGTATCTCGGTCGGGCCGAGCACTCGGTCGACAACACCGACGGCGCGAACGGCGCCAAGTCGATCGTCGTGCGGCGCAAGAAGGCTTTCAAGTGGGCGAACTCGGGCGCCGACCCAATCGACCAGGCCGACCTGGGCAAGACCTGCTACATCGTCGACGACCAGACGGTTGCGGCAACCAGCGGCACGAACACGCGTTCGCCCGCCGGCACGGTCATCGGCATCGACACGGACGGCGTCTGGGTCGAGTAACCGTCAATCGCAACACACAAGGAACCGCACACATGAAATCGCGCTTCGCAATCACCGCCATCGCCGTCGCCAGCATCGCCCTGGGCGTGCTGGCCGGCGTTTTCTCCATGCCGGCCGCTGCCGGCATCCTGCCGCCCTCGGTAACGGGCGAGCATGCGCTGTCCATCGGGATGGCTGGCCTGCTCGTTGACAAGGAAACGCTCAACAACCTGTTCATCAGCCTCAAAACCACCTTCAACAACGCTTTCGGCGCCGCGCCGAAGGTCTGGGACAAGATCGCCATGAAGGTGGTGTCGACGACCGGCCAGAACGATTACGCCTGGCTGTCGAAGTTTCCGAAGATGCGCAAGTGGATCGGCGAAAAGCACGTCAAAGCGCTGGAGGGCTTCAAGTACACCATCGTCAATGATGACTTCGAAGCCACGGTCGAGGTCGATCGCAACGACATCGAGGACGACAACCTCGGTATCTACGGTCCGCAGGCACAAATGGCCGGCGAGTCGGCCGCGCAATTGCCGGACGAGATCGTGATGGACGTGGTGAACGGTGCAATGGCCACAAAGTGCTACGACGGCCAGAACTTCATTGATACCGATCACCCGGTGCGCCAAGCTGACGGCACCATCGGCTCCGTCTCGAACAAGGGTACCAAGAAACTGTCGATCGCTACGCTTGCGGCAGCTCAGGCGAGCTATGGTGCCGCGCGCACCGCGATGCGCAAGTTCAAGGATGACGAAGGCCGCCCGCTGAACATCACGCCGAACGTGCTGCTGGTGCCGCCGTCCCTGGGTGATATCGCCCGCGCCCTGATGACCAACGACCGGCTGGAAGATGGCAAGCCGAATCCGTACAAGAACACGGCCGAGGTGGTCGAGGATGCGCGCCTGACGTCCGACACCGCCTGGTACCTGCTCGACACGACCAAGGCCGTCAAGCCGTTCATCTATCAGGAACGCAAGGCGCCGGTCTTCGTTCAGCAGATCGATCCCCAAGCCAACGACGTGTTCAACCGTAAGAAGTTCAAGTTCGGCGCCGAGGCACGCGCTGCCGGCGGTTACGGCTTCTGGCAACTGGCCTACGGCTCGGACGGCTCCGAAGCGTAACGAACCCAACCCACCGCCCGTGAAGTGCCGCCCCGCCCATGATTGATTGGGCGGGGCTGAACCAGGGCTGCATCGATCTGGAGATCCACATGGCAAAAAAAGGAACGGCCGGCGCCGCAAAGCCCAGCCCGGCCCCGAAGACCAAGGGGGCACCGGCCGCCACTATCAACCAGGCGTCGATCGACGAGGCCAAGGGGGCAGGCACCAACGAAGCAAAGGCCGCTCCGGCCCCCGCCGCTGCCGCCAAGCCCGACACAAGCGCTGGGCAAAACTCGTCAACCAAAAGCATCCCTGGCCTCGAAGTTACCTCGACGCGGGATGGCTTTCGGAGGGCTGGGCGGCCGTGGTTTAAGCAGCCGACCGTTGTGCGGCTGGACGAGCTGACGAAGGAGCAGGTCGCGATGCTGCGCAACGATCCCGACCTGACCGTGCGCGAGGTCGAGGTGCCGGCCGGCGAGGAAGAGGCGTAAATGCCCTACGCATCGCGCCAGGCACTGGAGGCACGCTACGGCGAGGCCGAAATCGCACAACGCGAATCGGCCCTGCCGGACGGCGCGCTCGATCAGATTCTCGACGGCGCCGACGCGCTGATTAACGGCTACCTGGCTACGCGTTACGTCCTGCCGTTGTCGTCGGTGCCGGCGAACCTGCCGCAGTACGCCTGCGCGATCGCGCGCTACATGCTGCTCGGCGACGCCGCGACCGACCGCGCCCGCGACGACCACAAGGATGCGATCGCATGGCTGCGTGACGTCCAGTCAGGCCGGGTGGTGCTCCAGGGCGCTGCCAATGTATCCGGCGGCGGCTCGGCCGAGGTGGTGATGGTCGCGCCGACCGAGGCGGTATTCAAGCGCTCGGGGCGGCCATGATCGACGCAACGATTGCCCGTCTGCGCGCCGAGGTGCCGGCGTTGAAGCTGGTCGGAGGCGCGGCGGACTTCCAGACGGCCGTCGAGCGTAATCCAACTGTCACGCCGGCCGCATTCGTGTTCCCTCTGGAAGAGTCGCCAGGCGAAAACCAGATGGGGAACGTCGTCATCCAGCGCGTCGTAGCAGGCGTCGGCATCGCCTTCGTTGTGAAGAACGTCAGCGACGTGACCGGCGACGCAGCGCGACAGGACTTGATCGAGCTTCGGCAAGCGGTCAAGGAGCGCCTGCTTGGCTGGTCGCCGGCGGCTGGCCACGACCCTTACGAGCGCGGCAATAGCGGCCTGCTGGCCTTTCGCGACGGCCACATGTGGTGGCAGGACGTGTACCGCACCGCATATTTCGACAGGAGCATTTTATGAAAACCGCAGACAAGCAAGCACGGCCTCTTCCTGGCACGGCGGACTTTGCGAAGTCTCCGAACTGGGGAATCGGCGGGCGGTACGTCTTCGATCCCGCCAGCGGCAGGCGCGAACCGGTCCGGGAAGCGCAGGCCGCTGGCGCGCAGCAGGAACAGCCGGCTGCCCCCATCAAACCCGTTAAATCTGTGAAGGAGAAGAAGCGTGGCTAATCTGATCGCTACCCCGCGCCAGTGGAAGAACAAGGCCATCCTGGTGAAACCCGAAGCCAGTTATGGCGAAGATGCCACGCCGACCGGCGAGGCAAACTGGATCGAGGCGCGCAATGTGACCTTGACGCCGATGGACGTCGAGCGTGCCGATCGCAACATCGAGCTGCCTTACATGGGCAGCAGCGGCAGCGTGGTCGTTTCGAAGTGGGCCAAGCTGAGTTTCGACGTTGCGTATGCCGGCTCCGGCACGGTGGGCACCGCCCCGAAATGGGGGGCGCTGATGCTCGGCTGCGGCATGGCCGAGACGACGGTTGCGGATACGTCCGTCGCGTACAACCTGGTCAGCACCGCATTCGGCAGCGTGTGCGCATACATCAACATCGACGGCGTGCTGCACAAGCTGACCGGCGGTCGGGGCGACGTGCGCTGCAAGCTGACCGCAAAGGGCACGCCGATGCTGTCGTTCAGCTACGACTTCCTGTACCTGTCTCCGATTGCCGGTGGACTGCCGACGGTGACGCGTACCGGCTGGACGATCGAGGAAGGCGTCACCAGCATCAATACGCTGCCGGCCACGCTCAATGGCGTCGATCTCGCGTTCTCGGATCTGGAATGGTCCCTCGGCAACAGCATTTCGCGCGTCGATATTCCGGGCCCGCACCGTGAGGTAGCGATCGTCGATCGCGCGCCGCAGGCGAGCCTGATGGTGCTCGCGCCGCCGATCGGTACCTTCGACCCGTTCGCGCTGTGCGAGGCGAACCAGGTCGTCGATTTAACGACCACGCATGGCACGACGGCGGGCAAGCAGCTCAAGACCGACCTGAAGGTGCGCGTGGCAAACGTCGAGTACGACCGGATCGAGGAAATGCTGGCATACAAGCTGACGCTGGAGCCGGCGCCGGTCGACGGCAACGACGAAGTCGCCGTCGCGAACCTGTAACCCCTGCCCCGCGCGCGGGGCAGTTCACCAAACATACTCGCCAAACATACCGCAAGAGGAAATTCACATGTTCAAGCTCGCAGTCAATCCAACCTACACCGCCACCGTCAAGGTCGCCATCCCGAGCGATGGCGGCAAAACCATTCAGCGCGAATTCCAGGCGGAGTTCAAGCGCCTGACGCAGAGCGAACTCGATGAAATCAATGACCGCCTGCTCGGATTCAAGAGCAAGGAAGGCGAGGAGGACTATGAAGAAGTTGAGCGCCTGACCGATGACGAGCTGGTTCGCATGGTCATGGTCGGCTGGGCTGGCGTGCAGGACGAATCCGGTGCCGATCTGGAGTTCAACGAGGCGAACCTTTCCGCGCTGCTGGACGTATTCCCGGTGCGTCCCTCGATCGTTAAAACCTTCTTCGCGACAATCGGCGGAGCGAAGGTAAAAAACTGAAGGAAGCTGCCGCCTGGTGGGCCGGCGGCAGCAATGATGCGAAGTTCGGCCAGGCCCATGTCAGCACCGAGGTTGCCGAAGACATGGCGGCCTTCGGCCTGGCCAGCGAAATCGAAGGTGTGCCGGTGCAAGCCGAGGATGACATCGAGCGTTTCGAAGTATGGCCGGAGAACGCCCAGATCGTCGAAGTGTTCATGGCCCTGCATTCTCAGTGGGACATCGTTGCGAATGAAGGACGCCTGATTCGGACCGGCATCAATTACAGCAGGCTTGAAACGGTGCTGAAGCTCAAGCGCGGCATCAAGCGCAAGGATTGGGCCGATATCTTCGACGGCATCCGTGTGATGGAACTCGAAGCATTAACGGTGATGGCCGAGAAGAGAAGCAGGCAGGCATAGACAGTCAATGACAAGCAAGCTCATCCAGTTCGGCATCCAGATCAGGGTCGACGGCAACAAGCAGGCCGTCACAAACCTGGGCGACGTCGAGGCTGCGACAAAGAAGATCGGCGCCACGGCCGAGAACGTCGCCAAGACGGTAGCGGCTACGCAGGAGCAGCTTGGCAATACTGCGTCCGAGCTTGCATCATCACATCGCCGCAATGTCGAGGTGCTGAACGAAACCGAGGCGCTGACGAAACGAACCGGCATGTCGGCCAAACAGACCGCCGCTGCATTGCGTGGCGTGCCGGCGCAGATGACGGACATCTTCACGTCGCTGGCATCCGGCCAGGCACCGATGACGGTGCTGCTCCAGCAAGGCGGACAGCTCAAGGACATGTTTGGCGGGATCGGGCCGGCGGTTCGCGCGGTCGGCGGCTACGTCCTCCGCCTGATCAATCCTCTGACATTGGCAACCGGTGCGGCCGTGGGTCTTGCCTTGGCGTACAACCAGGGATCGCGCGAAGGTGACGAGTATCGCAAAGTGATCGTCATGACTGGCAACGCTGCCGGCGTCTCTGTGGGACAGCTCAACGCCATGGCCGAGAGCATCGATCGCGTGACCGGCACGCAGTCGGCCGCTGCAGCGGCTCTTGCCGAAATGGTATCAACCGGCCGGGTGGCCGCGGCCAATCTGGAGCGCTTCACGACAGTGGCGCTGAAAATGGAAAGTGCGGTGGGCAAGGCCGTCAGCGACACGGTCAAGGAGTTCGCCGAACTCGGCAAGGCGCCGGTCGAGGCCAGCCTGAAGCTCAATGAGCAGTACCGCTATCTGACTGCCGCTGTGTACGACCAGATCCGAGCACTGCGTGATCAGGGGCGGGAAGAGGAAGCGGCGGCGCTCGCTCAATCCACCTATGCCGATGCCATGGCTGCTCGGGCAACACGCATTACCGAGAGCCTCGGTCTCATTGAACGCGCATGGAAGGCCGTTAAAAATGCTGGCAAGGAAGCGCTGGACGAGGTTCTTTCGATCGGCCGCGATCAGACTGCAGAGCAGCAGATGGCGGTGCTGGACGCGCGTATCGAATCCGTGCGCGCGCAAATCGCGCAGCACGGCGAGAACACGCGGGCGGGCCTCGGTTCTACGCAGACGCTGGGGCAAGTCCTCCAGGCACTGACCGACGAGAAGGCGCTGCGCCAGGAAACCATTCACCTGATCGACCGTGCTGCCGAAGCTGAGGCGGAACGGGTTCGTGCCGAACAAGCCGGCATCCGATTTTCGCAGGTGCTGTACGAGGGGCAAAGCAAGCAGAAGAAGATGGAGGCGGAGATCGCCAAGGTCCGCGCCGATGGCGTGGCTGCGGGCCGCAGCGAGCTGGATATCCAGAAGGCGATCGCGATTGTGCGAGAGAAGTACCAGCCGAAAGCTGCTCAACATGGCGAATCGGAACTGGCCAACATGAGGGCTCGCATCCAGGCAGAACAGCAGTACCTTGCGCAGCTCCAGGAGCACGGCGCCGCTGCGGCGAAACTCAACGAAGGCGAACAGCTCGCTCTGCGCTATTCCGAGCAGTTGAAGGCCGCAACAGACGAGCGCACCCGCGCACGCCTGCAAGAGCAACTCGCCCAGGCCGAAACCCTCGCGGGCATCTTGCGCGAGATCGATGCCACGGAGGAGCTGAACAAGGCTCACGAGGAATTCCGCAAGCAGCGCGAAAAAGACGCCGCTGCAGTCGAAGCACAGATAAACGCTATTAACGCCAAGGCCCAGGTGCTCGAAGACGAGGTCGCGACCTATGGCCGAAGCAAGGCAGCGCTGGAGGAATTGGCGATCGCGCGCCTGGAAGAAAAGCGCGCCGCGCTACTCCAGTTCGAAGGCTCGGACGAAGCGATCGCGCAGCTCGGCCGGGAAATCGAGGCCAGGAAGCGCCTGGCGGCAGCGATCAGCTCTCATGAAAGTCAGGAAGAAAATGCGAAGGCCGCGACGAAAGCTGCGGAGGAATGGAAGCGATCGTTCGACGACGTCAGCCGCTCGCTGACCGACGCAATCATGCGCGGTGGGAAAAGTGCGGGCGAGTATCTGAAGGACTATTTCCGCACGCTGGTTCTGCGGCCGGTCGTGCAAACGATCATGTCGCCGGTCGCTGGCGCCGTCGCATCTGTTTTTTCACCATCGGCAGCGGCGTCCGCAATCGGCGGGTCGGGAACGAGCCCGCTCAACATGCTCACAGCCGGAAAAGCACTGTGGGATGGATTCTCCGGTGCGGCGAGCGCCGGTCTCGGCGGCCTCGTATCGATGGCCGGCAACATGTTCGGTTCGTCGGCGGTATCGGCATTCGGCGCCGGCATGGGCATGACATCTGCCCAGGCAGCGGCGGCCGCGTCGGCATACAACGCCGCCGGCATGAGCGGAGTAGCAAACTCGATCGGCTACGGCCAGATGGCCGGCGTAGCGGGCACCTGGCTCGGCGGCATCGGCGCCGGCATCGGCCTCGGCAACATGATTTCCGGCAAATACGGCAGTTCGATCACTCCGGTTGTCGGCACTGTGTCCGGTGCAGCCCTTGGCGCTCAGATCGGCTCGATCGGCGGTCCTCTGGGCGCCATCATCGGCGGCGCGATCGGTGGCGTGCTGAACCGTGCGTTCGGCCGTGGTCCAAAAGAAGTCAAGTCGTTTGGCATCGAGGGCGAGTTTTCCGACCTCGGCTTCAACGGCAATTCATATCAAAACTGGGTTCAGAAAGGTGGCTGGTTCAGGAGCGACAAGCGCGGCACTACACGGGAAGGGCTCGACATTGAGTTGCGCGACTATCTCTCATCCAGCTTCGAAGCCATTAAAACATCGGCTGCCGGCTTCGCCGAGGCGTTGGGGCTTGAGGCCGACAAGCTCGATGATTACGCGAAAAGCATCAAGCTCAAGCTCACAAAGGATGAAGAGGAAAACAAGACGCTGATTGCCGAGTTGCTCATCGACGTAACAAACGACATCGTTAAAGAGGTCGCGCCCGGCATCGAGAAATTTGGCAAGACCGGAGAGACGGCAAGCGACACGCTGCAGCGGCTCAGCAGCAGTCTTGTTGGGGCCAACTCCTGGCTGTCGATGCTGCGCCAGCGGCTGTTCCAAGTGTCGCTTGCCGGCGGCGATGCCGCGAGCAAGCTGGCCGATGCGTTCGGCGGCATGGAAAACCTGAGCCAGGCCAGCGCCACGTTCTACCAGCTCTACTACTCTGAATCCGAGCGCGCCGAGGACAGCGCGCGGCAAATGGCCGATGCGCTGGACGCGGTGAACATTGCGATGCCGCGCACGATGGACGAGCTGCGCAATATCGCCGCTTCACTGGACTTGAACACGGAATCGGGTCGGATTGCATATGCCACGCTGCTTGCGATCGCTCCGCAGTTCGCCGCGACAGCAGAAACGACGGCGCGCATGGCTCAGGAAACGGCAGAGCGTCTGATCGAAACATTCACCGGACGCGGCCAACTGATACCGGCCCTTGATGCTGCGTCCATCGGCACACAGGCATTTGCATCCAATATGGAGCAGACCGGCACGATCGCCGGCGCGATTTCGCGCATCTTCATGGATGCTGGCTCCGGGTTGATCTATTTCACTGATGCCGGCGCAGCGATCTCGCCAACCCTGACCGGCGCCCAGCTCGCGGCCGCATTGCTGAACGATCAGATCGACAACCTGCGTCTGAGCGCAAACGACACCATCGTCGACGTGGCCGGCCTCGCGACTGCCTTGCAGGACGTCGACACGTCGACATTCGTCTCCACGATGGAACTCGTGTTCAAAAACCTGGCAGAACGCATCGCCGGTGTCATCAATAGCATCGGCAATGAGCGTATCGCAGTGCGCGAGGCGGCGCTGCAGATCATCGACCCCACGGTGATGAGCAAATCGACCATTGCGCGCCAGATCGCCGACATCAACACCGACTTGCCGAGCAACGCGGCCTTGCTGTCGACGCAGAGCAAACTGGCCGCCGCCGATGCAGCACTGAAGCAAAAGCGCGCGGACGAAGCGCAGAAACTGGCAGCTATCGGTGTAGCGCAAGACGCGGCGAACAAGCTTGCGGCGGCGGATGCCGCACGGGTAGCGTCCCGAGAAACGAGCCTGATCAACCTGTACAACAGCCGTGCCGACATTCGTCGCCTGACGAAATATGACTCTAGCAAGTTACTGGACGGTTCGATCGCCCCCGGAACCTACGTACCAGAGAGATTCAATGTCGATAATGGCCAGCTCACACAAAAGCTTGCCGACCGGCTGACTGCCCTGGAGACGGCACGGGAGCAGATGGCATCGAATGCCGCTGCGTCGGCTGCGAAGATTGCAGCGGCGCAGGCTGCGTTCGAAAAAGCCCAGGCAGCCACGGTCGCCGCTCAGAAAGCTGCGGACACCGCGGCAAAAAATGCGGGCGCTGCGCAGCTCGCCTATGCGGACGCCCTGCAGGACTTCGCAATCGACGCCGGCAAATCGGTTGACAAGTTGAGCCGGCTGCGCGAGGAGACCTTGCGCTACTACGAGACGCAGAAGCAGCTCGCTGATTTGATGAACACGACCGCGTCGACACTGCGCGGGACCGTGGACAGCTATCGCTACAGCCAACTCTCGGCCGAGCAGCAATTCGAACAGCTCCAGGAACAATACGCAACCGCGTATGCGATGGCGCTGTCGACCGACGGTGAAACGTTGGCTGGCTACGGCGACCAACTCAACAACCTGCTCAATCCGCTGCTGGAGAAGGCTCGAGAGGTCTATGGCACCGACCTCGAATACACTCGGTTCGCGGCGACAGCGCTGGCGCGCGCCGAGACGGTCGCCGAGCGTCTGGAAACCCTGGCGCCGGCCGGCTACGAGGAAGACAGCCTGGAACTGCTCGGCCAGATCGACGCGACACTGGCCGAGCTAGATGATTCGACCCGGTCGGCCGAGAGGTTGATCGTTGATGCGATCAACGCGAGTCGCGACAGAACAGCCGCCGGGCTGCAGCAGGTCGTTAACGCGCTAACCGGTAAGTCCGTCGCTGCGTTCGCCGCCGGCGGGCACCACACAGGAGGCTTGCGCCTGGTTGGCGAGAACGGCCCGGAGTTGGAGGCGACCGGCCCTGCCCGGATCTGGAACGCCAGTCAAACTGCCGCGTTCATGCGCGGCGCGGCCGGCGGCGACCCCACTGCTGTGATTCGTGCCCTGCACGCCGAGCTGGCGTTGCTGCGGCGTGAAATGACCAACCTGCGCGCGGAATCACGGGCAACCGCTGCCAATACCGGTGCCACGGCACGACTTCTGGGCCGTATCGAGCAAGACGGCATGTACGTGCGGAACGACCACGACGAGCCGTTACACGTCGAGAGTGTGGAGAACGTATGAAGGTGATCAAACCGATCGAGATTACCGAGCCCCTGCTGATCTCCACCAACGTACCGGAGGACGACCATGCGGAATGGAATAGCGAGACCGATTATGCCGTCGGCGATCGCGTCATTCATGAGCATGTCGTCTGGGAATGCCTGCAGACGCCGAACATCAACCACACGCCTGGTGGCAATGCGACGTACTGGGCGCAAGTGTCGGCGACAAACCGGTGGATGATGTTCGACCAGGAAGTGAGTTCGCAGACGACTTTCGATGCATCGGGTGGCCCGCTGTCTGTTGTCGTCGCCCCTGGCATCGTCAATAGCCTGGCGCTCCTGAATCTGGAGGGGGCAAGCCTGACAGTGACTGTGCAGGATGGCCTGGGTGGCCCGGTGATCTACAGCTACGAAAGCGCGCTCGACGGTACCTTGGTGACAGACTGGTACGACTATTTTTTTGAGCCGTTCGACCAACTCACCGAAGTAGTGCTGACCGATCTGCCAGTGTACGGCAGCGCGCATGTCACCGTCGAGATCGCCGGCGGCGGGATGGTGAAATGCGGCGGGCTCGTGTTCGGCACGGCGCAGCACTTGGGCGACACGCAGCGCGGATCGAACATCGGCATCATCGACTACAGCCGCAAGGATACGAGCGAAACCGGCGTCACGACATTCGTGCGACGCCGGTTCAGCAAGCGCATGTCGGGTCGCTTCGAAGTGGAAAAAACCAGGCTCAACAAAGTGCACCGCGTGCTGTCCGAGCTACGCGCGACGCCATGCGTGTGGATCGGCAGCGATGCGGCAGGTTTCCAGTCCCAAACAGTGTTCGGCTTCTATCGTGACTTCTCGATCGAGGTCACGTATCCCACGCTCGCTTACTGCAGCATTGAAATTGAAGGATTGATCTGATGGCTATCACCCCACTCCCCACGCCACCGAGCCGGATTGATCCGGCGAACTTTGCGACCCGTGCCGATACGTTCATGGCGGCACTGCCGACGTTTGCTGAAGAAGCGAATGCGCTCCAAGAAGACGTTAATGCCAAGCAGCAGTCAGCAAACACGTCGGCAGGACAGGCTGCGGATGCGGCAACGCTCGCGGCTCAACATAAGACTGATGCCCAAACTGCGCAGGTGGCATCGGAAGATGCCGCCACCCTCGCAGGCCAGCACAAGACCGCCGCCGAGACGGCCAGGGTGGCATCGGAAGATGCCGCAGCCCTCGCAGGCCAGCACAAGACCGCCGCCGAGACGGCCAGGGTGGCATCGGAAGATGCCG